CCCTTGGATAATTAAGGGGATTGTCCCGCCCAGCTTCACCCACCAGCTGTTCGGATTACTTACATCCCCCGCTACGATTCCCGCAGACAGTGTTTCAAAGCTGTCTTTCGGCGTTTCCCACCAATTCGCCTTTCCGGACAATGCTGCAATCTGATGCACGATGCCGGAAAGCAGAGAAAACAGTGTGCCTTTATTTCCGGATGGGACAGTTCCTTGGGTGAGCGTTGTCTGGAGCTGATTGATGATGTCAAGAACCTGATCCGATTCTCCGTTCCTCGTCCGATAGCGCAGCCCGTCTGATGCAGCAGCAATGGACTTAATAAAATCCATGGACGGATGAGCTGTCGAAAGTTTATTATGCGCCTTGATATCGTTGGTGATCTTCTGGCGAATATCGGGATGAGAATCCGCGGATTCGTTGTGAGCATCCAGATCCTCTTGAGTAACATAGACGATACTCTTATCGGATACGAAAGAAATATTGGATGCGTTACCAACGACAAGATCGATCTTGAATTTAAACGCATCCATCGGAACAGATTTATCAGAAATGTAGCTTGCATAGTTACCGGCATTCGTATAGCCGTAAAGGGCAGGTGTTCCTCCTTCATTGATTTTGGCGTAGATGCCTATTTCCCGCACAAAAAAGCCCACGGAAATATCTTCGTTGTCAATAATACCGAGGATTTCCACGTGTCCTTCATTTTTGGCCGTTACGCTGTTAATCGGTATTTCCTTTTTTACGCTGATGAGATCCGTCAAATCCGGAATACTCTGACCGCTGATCTGGCCATCACCGATTTTAAGCCCCGTAAAAATAAGATTGTCTCCGGCCTGGGATTTTGCAATCATATCCAGGCCTGCTCTGGTAATGGTTATATCAGTAAACTGTGCCATTTACACGTCCTCCGATCCTAAATTAATAACATGCAGGATGCCGACTTTACCGCCGGCAAAAACAGATTTTTCCATGTCATCGAGCTCAAACAGGCTGGCAGTTTTAATATCGATTGTCTGATACATGCTTACCTTACCTCCGGCATACATGCCGCCTGCAGCAGGAATTGTCTGCCCTATATTGATAGTCAGATTTGCCGGAACAATGGCCCGAAGCATAATTCTCATAGAAACCGTGGAAAAGATAATACTGTTGTCTATATCAATCCACAGTTCGTATTCCTTGTTTGTTGAAGCCACTGCATTTCCTTCTCCGTATCCGGCATCCAGCAGCTGCTGAAGGCGCCGGATGGTGTATGGGACAATGGCATTGATGGTGATGAGTATCCGCAGGCGGCGGTCTGCGAGTGTATCTTCCGGAAGTCTCCGAAGATGCAGCATGTTTTCCCAGCGCTCCGCCCCGTCCTCATCAATATCCAGGACAAACGTATTCGCAAGCAGTTTCCATGCGAAGCCCCAAATCACATTAAATTCAGGATTCTCCGCCGCAGCCAGCGCCTTGAATTCTTTCGCAGGTGCCAGCACATCCGGATGATAACGCTGCAGCCGTACATCCCGGGAAATCTTATTGAGAGCCATCTCAAGCACCTCCCGAAATGTCAGTAATGGTTCCGAGAGCCGCCAGTGCATCATCCGCCAGCTCGATATTTTCCTCTGCCCCGTTCAGCGTGGTATGAGATAAATCTTTTATATAAGATTCATTAAGCAGGCGGGATTCAATCTGACTGATACGGACAATGATTCCGTCATTAGAGTATCTGGATGTACTGACTTCCTGAGTGCTTTCCCATCCGGCATTCAGCGTATCAAAATACTCCTGGATTGCCGCACGGATTTCCGCTTCATGAAGGTACCAATTCTCTCCCGATCGGAATTCAATATTCAGCCCGATATTTACCGCCTCATTTTTCACTCCTTCGACTGTTACTGTGTGCCCAATAGGAGCAATTCCGATTCCTTCTCCCTGATTCTGCGTAGGGTCAATAGCGGTCTGCACCTGCTGCACAAATTCATCCTCCGGGGATTTGTTCTCCGATGTCATAAAAACTACTCGGACTGTGCCGCCTCCGTTCCATACCGGATAGACCTTTACCCCGCCCACACCGGGAATGGCGTTCACTTTTTCCTTATAATCCGCAACGTTCCCACCGTAGGCGATACTGTTGAAGGATGCCAGGTATCTCGCCCGGAATGCCTCCGTTTCTTCTTCGTCTTCACCGGGAACCAGGATATCCGTAAGGGAAACAGTCTGCAAACCGGAGATAAAATCAATCGGAATAATATTGCCTTCCGGCTTGTTCCCGATCGTTCCGGCAGTTTCACAGGCGGCTTCATATTCCCCTTCTGTCTCCAGCTTTTTCGTAACGACATAATTTACATCATCACAGGAGAATCTGGAGCCGATCGGGAGCGAAACAGATGAAGGAACCGCCACGACTTTGACGACCGCAGCGCTTGCCGGATACGGTTCCATTCCCCGTTCTTTCGCCCGTTCCACCAGGAATTCCCGCGGAGCAGTGTCTGCAAAAGTCGCTTTCAGGAAAAAATCCAGCGTAGCATACAGCAGTTCCAGTTCAATGGCAGCAGGTGCCGTGGCGTCATGAATAATGGATCCCTCCCGCTTATCGATTGCCGGGGAAACCCTCTGCAGCATACGTTTTCGGATCACATCGGTTGTTTCGGATTCAAACATCAGACCTTCACCTCCTTACTTTCTTCTATATCTCCGTAAATGGTATGCACCACAAACTTTGCCAGGACATCGCCGCCCTTTGTGTAGGACAAGTCAAAACTGTCCACCTCTGTGATGCGGTCGTCCTGGATCAGGGCCTCCCGGATGCGTCTCGGGATTTCCGGAAGAACGTAGGGTATGGGCTTTCCGAAAAGATCCTGTAACTCTACTCCGTAATTCCAGGAATAAATGATGTGCTTATAGCGTTCTGTGTTCAGGATCTTATACACAGCCTGCCGGACAGCTTCTATATCTCCGGTTATCGTACCGCGCACCCGGTCTTCTTCAATACGCATACGGTATGTCTTGTTCGGCATTGACGCCGTTCCTGTGGTAGCCACAGTAATTCCTCCGGCCACCTCTGTACTTGTATCTGGTAATAGTGCCATACAGCCTCCTCAGATCCACTGCCCGGACACATTTGCATGATCGTGGACACGGGACAGAACGCAGTACTGCTGACCGCCGCTCTGGCGAATCATGATGACAACTTCTCCCACGGACAGGCCGTTATGAACGGTGATTCTCTTCCGCCCCTTGTAATCGTGGTTATGAGACGCAAAGGACGGATCGCCGCTTCCTCCGGCCCGATTTTCTGTCTGATGGGAAACAGAGATATCCACATTGAAGTCACGCACCAGGTCAGTCAGTATAAGAAATTCCTCCGTAACCAGATCCCGGGCATTCAACCGGATGGACAGCGGGCTGACCGATTCAACACGGCCGAGGATATAGTCTGCCGGCCGGCTGTCGTCCATCGCCTGTTTTACGGCCCTTTGGATTGACTCAAACAGGTTCATTTCTGGATTTCATCCCCTCTCACTTCAAGATCCATCATGTCGCATTTATTCGTGAATGTATGAGTTACCTTTTCCGCGATGATTAACCGCGCCTCCGCTGCTTCCGGAGATGTCGTATTGACCGCTGCCGGTGCATCGTCCGCCATGGAAATATTGAGCCATAGAAGCGATCCGCCTCTTACACTCAGATCTCCGGAAGCTCCCTTAATAGACATTGTCCTGGTCGGCCGGTTATACGCAGCCAGATACTGCTCTGCCAGCTGCTGGGCATTGATTGTAAGGCCTTTCGGATTGATACTTTCAAAATACTGCAGCACACCCCACTGCTTTCTAGTGGGGCTTTCCGCGTATTCAGCACTGGACGCCGGCGCATACACGGCTTTCTGCCCATTACCTTCCTCATCAACGATGAGCTTCACAAGATTATAGGTCTGCTTGTCAATCGAAACAGCATAATCCCAGTCCTGAGCAGTCTCCGCATCAATGAGGATATTCGTCTGCATGTCCTCAAGATTTTTCAGCGTCAGTTTCCCGCAATCGTCATACAAGACGTACATCGTCTTGGTCTGGATCATGGTTATGTCCAGGGCGTTGAGGATCATATCGAGGATGGCTGTATTCTGTTCCAGCCTCTGCGGGATGACGTACTTCGTGTCGGCCAGTTCGCCGATCTGCAGCTCATAATCTTCTGCGAGCTCGCGGATCACCTCTGTGGCCGTCTTGCCAATGTAGGAAAAGGTGTCTTTGTTCTTGAGGTAACGGATCTGGTCGTAAGCAAGTACCTGCCATCCCTGATTCCGCTGTTTCTTCAGCTCGAATATATATCCGTGAAAGAACTGAACGCCGTTCCATATTGCGTCCACGGTATCCCCGTTCTCCATCTTGAGTGTTTCGTCCCAGATCACGGAGAAAACGAATTTACCGGGAGCTCCCCTGCGCTGTGTAGACCATTTTGCGCCATCGAGGACCGCGGGGACGTAGTAGGCCTCTTCCTTTTTGTGGTAGATAATGACGGTCATGCCGCTGTCTGTCCCGCCGGTGAATGTACTCATAGCTTCAGCACCCGTCCTTTCACGTCCTCCGCCGGATTGTAGATTCCGTTATTCGTTGCAACCTGTCTCCAGTCCAGGCTTCCTCCGCTTACCGCCTTCACTGCTTCAAGCACAGATCCTGCAGCAGTCACAGTCATGGCGTTTGGAATGGTCTTGTCCAGCGTCTGCCGCGGTTCCTCTACCTGCAATGTCTGATTTCCGTTTTCATCGGTCACAAGTGTCGCTTTCTTCGTTCCGAAAGGGCGGTACTGCCGAAGTTTCAGCGGAACGGCACAATCGATTCCGTACCGCTTCGCATCTTCTTCAATGCTGTAGTCCTCGACGGTCACAAGCATATTGGTCGAAAACAAAAGGGCCATCCCGGAGCCGCTCATCCGACTCACAATAAAACGGAGCGGAGTGGCAGACTTTTTTGCTGTCTCAAACGTATCAAGGAAATATTTTGCCGGCTTGTAGGAAAAGTTGCTCCCGAACAGCCTGGAAGAGAGCGCCCCGAGAGCAGTCGCTTTCAGACTGCTGTTGTAATCCGAGAAGTCATACTGATTATTCGGCAGCAAAACCGTGAAAGAAATATCTGTAAGTCCGGGCGACTTGATGAGATTGGCTTCCCCTTCATTGATGAGATTGATTGTGCGGTTCTTCCCACGGATACGAATACTCATCTTCTCCGGAGGCACCGGAAGCATGTCATAGCCCATGAAAAAGTAGTAAGCCATTACACATGCACCCCTTCCGCTCCGGCCTGCATAGCCTCGATAATGCTGCGGCTGAGGCGGTCTTCTATACCGTCAATATCAGCTGCGTTATTAACCGTGTTATACATGCCTCCAAGTTCCACATGGATCGTCTGGTTTGTCTGCTGGGAAATGATCTGCTGCTCGGCGACACCGCGGAGGTACTGCAAGTCGGCATCCAACGCATCAACGCTGTCCGCAACACGGGACGCTGCATCTGCTGTCTGACCGGTGTTGTCCGCTATAGTGTTCAGTGCATCAGATCCGGCGTATGTTTCCCCCGCACCGAGAGACATTGCCGGCATAGACATCATATTACTCAGGCTGTCCGCAGCATTCCCGGCCCATGCCGCCATTCCGGTATCCCATCCGCTGACTTCCTGGATTTCATCAATGGTTCCGACCTTCCCTGTAAACCTTGCTAAGAAGCTGCTGTTATATGCACGGCCTGCCGCGTTGATACCACGGATCACGACGTTAATCGCAGATATAACCATGTTCGCCATCCACTGAGCGGCTCCTCCGATGCTCGACATAGCGCTTACGAAGGTGTTCCTCAGTCCGTAGGTCGCAATGTTCCATGCAGTATAGGAACCGATGACCGCACCGATCAAGCCGATGACAAGCATCAGCGGATTAGCGGACATCACCATATTGAGCATTCCCTGCGCAGCAGCAACAGCGGATGTACGTTGCGCCCATATTGTCGAAACAGTTCCTGCTACGACCACAGCGGCGTTATGTACCCCGATTGCCGCTGCCGCCGCCAGAGCAGCCCCGGCAACGGGTGCCCACAACGGAGCCAGCATGGAGATCCCGCCGCCGATACCGGACACAATGGCAGCCCCGGCATTCCATGCTCCGTCTATGATTCCGTTGACCCCATATGCAATGACTGCAAGCCCGGTTCCAATGGCCGGCAGTGCGGTTTCAGCCATAACTGTGAGGCCTCGCATCGCGTCTCCGTTAGCACCGCTGTTCAACGCATTCAGGAATGGAGCCATTCCACGCAGCCCGGCATTGCTGATTTTCTGAGAGATAGATCCCCATGTCTGCGGAGTCTCTTCAAACTGCCGGTTAATCTCATCAATGTTGTTCAGAATGGCCGATTTGATGATATCGGCGGTGATCTTGCCTTCCGATCCAAGCTGTTTTAGATCGCCCTGCGCTACACCCATTTCCTTTGCAATCATGGATTCAATGAGGGGCGCTGCTTCGGCGATTGACCTGAATTCATCGCCCTGCAGCCGCCCGCTGCCGAGTGCCTGCGTCAACTGAAGCAGCGCATCAGCCTGCTGCTGGACACCGGTGCCGCCGATGACAAACAGTTTCTGAATGCCTTCCATAAAAGGAACCACCTGACGAGGATCAGGGAATGCAGCCTTTGCCGTCATAGCGATCTTCCCTACGCTTTCCAGCATCGCGTCATAAGAACCGCGGGATCGCTGTGCCGATGCATAAATCAGGTCGTTCATCTGCGCCGCCTCTGCTGCACTATTCGTTATGAGCCGCAGGCGGGCCTGCATTTCTGCATATCTGTCCGAAGCCGACACCGTACCCTGGACAATCCTCTGCATCGCGTCAGCTGCCATCATCAGACCGGAGGCCGCAATGTTCCCAATAGCGAACTGCCCTATTGAGGAACCAAACACATCCCGCAGGCGGCCAAGAACACCAGTGGTGCGTTCTGCCGACTGGCGAAGATCGTCGAGACCTCGCCCGTCGATTGCCTCTGCTGCCGTGTCCACCTGCCTGGCAGCAGAGGCAACCCGGATCATGACAGGAGAAGTCGTAGAAGCCGTCTGTCTGAGAGAAGACAGACCTGCCGAACTTACGGAAGCGGTAGCGCCAGCCATGCGTCGTGCCGACGATGTGGCTGCATTGAATTCCCCGGCTACGTCTCCGGCAGCCCCTGCCATACGGCGAAGGACTGGAGTGACGTTATCAGTAATCGTGATATTTTCTGAAATACCTGGCATGCTTTACCTCCTTCCGTTTTCGGACTTTCTCTTTGCATCGCTGATTTCTTTGCCGTGAATCTCAAGCGCAGCGGCGACAAAAATCCTGTCCTTCCAGGGGAGGGACAGGAAATATGAAGGGCTCCAATGTAGCCGAAGCAGCGCTGCATACGCTACCGTTGACCAAAAGTCGCCGCGCCGAATCAGTTTTTTGCTGTTTCCAGATCTGCTGCCGTGTCAAATCCACACACACTTAAAATTGCGTCTGCCAGACGGCGAAATTCCCCCGAAAGGAGCATTTTCCGAGCCAGATCTGCCGCACCGACAGCTTTGTAGCTGTCCTGCAGCGCCTCGTCATTGAGATCCGGGAAAACTGTACACCGGGCAATGAGCTCCGCAGAATAGAGAAATTCGTCCAGTTTCTTCTGGCGCACCTTCGTCACCGGGTCCATGAAATTCCGGGTGCATTCTTTAACAACGGCTTCGTTCTCCTCCTGTGTGATAGGACGAATCTTGAAAGGAACCGGTTTCCCATTGCTTTTGAAACGCTGGCTTACGAAAACTTCAACCGGTTCAAAGTTCATCGTGCGATCCGCCATGAACGCGGAAAAACTGTTATCCATATATCATTTCCTCCTATTAGCCAACAGACATACCGTCCAGTTCTGCAAACTCTTCCGGCACCTCGAAATCATCAAATGTGAACGGAATCTCCTGCTCCAGCCAGCTTCCTTCCGCATCAAAAGCCCCGATGGGAAGGCTGTCGAGATTGCAGTTCTTCAGGATGATAGTCTGCTTCCCGGATGCGGAGGCCGGATCATAATTCGTTGCCTGAATATCGAAGAACGTATCCTCCCCCGTTCTCTTATAGTTCAACATCATCTTCGTAAAGAGGCTCGTGTTGTAGTAGATCGTCAATGTCCCCTTACCGGTCATACCGGTTGCACGGCTGCCGGCCATGGGGCGTCCGAGAATATATACATTCTCCTTATTTTTCTCGATGGTGGCCTCCAGCTTCTTTGACTGAAAAAGCAGATAGCGTTTCCCGTCCACCGTAATATAAGCATTCGCCAGTTTGGACGACACCACGTCTTTCGTGAGCATCGTGCGGATAGCGTTAATCGGTTCCGCCATAAACTATCCCTCCTTAAGCTACTTCTACCGTCATATACAGTTTTTCCATGCAGCAGGTAGGCTGTACCGCATAGCTGAGAACGACATCGGTCTTTTCCGTCCCCTGTTCCGGAATCGGAATATCTTCCGGGGAGAAATTCTGGATAGCGCGGACGCGGGCATATTCATTGTGCAGATACACAATGTCTCCCCACAGCGCTTTCCGGCCATCATCGTCATTCTGCTCGTGCCCGAGATACGTCGTGTTGAACAGGTTCGCCACATCAATGGCAATCTGGTCCAGCACGCGGATCACCTGATTCAGCGAGAAATCAGAATTCTTGTTTTTGACAAATGTCGTGAATGTGTTGATATCGCGGAGGACGCGGGTATCGCTGACCAGTTCTCCAGAAACGGTACGTGTCTGATTGTGGAAGACAAGCCGACCCAGCTGAATAGCGCGCTCCAGATCCTGCTGAGAAAGCGCGGTGTCCACGGTATATTCTCCGTTGTACACGGTGTTGGTGAGGCTCGCATTGATTTCGCAGGACGCCTCCGCGCCGGTCAGCCAGTACACGAGCGACGCCGGAGACGCGCCCTCATCCTCGACGGCATTCTGGATGGAGATGACGCCTTCGTAGTCCGTCCCTTCCGCCCCGTATACCACGAGCTGGAACTTCGCCCCGGTCTCATCGCGCATGCGCTTCGTGAAATTCACGAGCAGAGAGATGATCTCGCTGTCCGTCCCCGGATAACCCATGGTGTTAAAGTAATACGGGCTGATGGCGTCGATATAGTTCTGATACTGCATCCCCGTGATGTCTTCGCCGTCTGTTCCGCCCTCCAGCGGGACATTGGCTGCGGCCTCCAGTGCTGTCGTATCGTGTTTTGCGAACGTGAGGAAATCATTGTCCTCAATATCTGCCCAGGTCTTCCCTTTCTGCGTGTTGACGACCGTCTTCACGCCGTCGACCATCATATAAGTCGTGACTACAAAGGTAGTCGGATCATCCACATCCGCCGCAACGGTAACAGACAGATCATTTCCGCGGGTCCCCGGGTATTTCGCAGTTGCCGTCTCACAGGTTGCCTTGGTACTTCCATTATCCAGCCGGTAGAAGAAAACGGTCTTTGCATTGATGAACAGATCCCGCAGGCCCTTCATTTCATCCGCGGTATAGTCATAGCCGAAAAGAGACATACTATCCGTCTGAAACTGTTCTGCGGTCACTGCAAAAACCGTGTTCACGGGTCCCCAGCTTCCGGTAATCGGAATTGTTGCATACCCGCGGTCCGCGATAGCTGCTTCCGCCCGCACGCGGGATACAAAGTTGATGTAAGTGCCCGGCAGGACCTTATTCTGGAACTGCCAGGTGCCGCCGCCCAGTGCCATTATTCTTTCCTCCCTACAACAGCTTCCTTAACGGGAGCTTTCAAAAATGCTTCGATGATTCCGTCTACATCTGCGTAGGAATATTCTTTCCCCGGTTCGAGCTTCATTCTAAGCAAATCAACATATTTTCTGTACTTCTGAGAAGTCAGGATTGCCTCTGCCGGAAAGACCGGCGTCGATTCATTCTCCATCTATGTCCTCCTTTGTACTCTGTTTCTGAATCAGCCGCTCCATGAGTGGAGATTTTTCAGTATCGATAAAAATAAAGTAATCATAACTGACCTGAACCTGAAGGACGCCTCCATCTATGGTGCAGGTGATGTCACGGCCATAGAATATATTCCCGTCCCGGTCCGTGACGGTCTCCAGCGCGAGGCTCAGTACCTCCTCCGCTCTCTGCAGATCCGCATTGGCGGGGATGTTCCGCTTCGGCTGATCTTCGGCGAAATACTCGATATTGAATGTCGAGGATTTCTGCCGGCGGTCTCTGAGCAGCCGTTCCGTCCGGTTCAGGATCTCCCGCACGAAAAAAGAAGGCGTTTCATGGCCTTCTTTTTGTTCGTCCGTGAAGATTGGAACGTCTCCGTAGCACCAGTTGATTCGGTCAACGATTGCTTGCGTTATGCTGCTTGTCATTTCTTTAAGCCTCTCTGCAAAAACAAATGAAGCTGCCGTTCGAGGTAGCTGCGCGCTATTCCCTGGACTTCTTCATGGCTCTTCCGCAGCATGAAGCGCCCGGGCACCCACGGCTTTTTGAGCCGCTTCCCCAGCACGGGGACGAACTGCCCCACATGCTGCCGGTGCCCGTATTCCACGTAATACGCATAGTACGTATTGTTATGGACGGCTGCTTCATACCGGTTTCCGCTGCGGCGGGCAGGAATTACAAACCAGTTCCGGCGAAGATCGCCGCCGGAACGGATGCGCCGGAGCTTCAATGGATTTTTCTTTGCGGTACTTTTTACGATATCCCCGTGTTTCCATGTGTAGTAGGATTCCTGCTTCCTACCGGTGAGAGATGACGTATCCTCTTTATCATTCATGACTTCAAAGGTGCCGCGCCCGACAGGCGTGTATTTCCGTGCTCGGCGAAGCACCTCGCCGGCCAGCCCGTCGGCGCATCGGCAGAAAAATGCTTTCGTCTCCGGTCCCTCCGCCATCTGGGTCAGCCGGTCATGGAATTCTGCCAGATTCATGTGTGATTCTCCTTCCGCACGAGGCGGATTTCCTGATGTAGCGGATAGACAGCAGACACGCCGGCGTTGATATACACCTCATCATCCCGACCGCTCCAGGCAGGCGGTTTATACAGGATCTTCGCCCCAGGCGGAATATTGACCTCCGCAGAAAGGATAAGCGTGATCTCCTGCGACACGCTGTCCGGTCCGCTGCTGTCTTCCGCGGCGGGTGCCGAATCTATATCAATCCTGCACGGAAACGGACCTCCGGCCAGTTCCTCCTCTTCCATGTAAGAGACGTTCTTATCTTCATCTTTCTTCTTCCGATAAATGAAGATCCGGCATGTCGCATCCCACATGGATGCGACGGCCTCTCTCACCATCTGATTTTCCGGAAACATGCCAGCAGTCCTCCGTCACTTTCCCAGATCCCGATAAGGGAATTCATGCGCTCCTCCGGTGTTGATCCGGTGAGCTGCACCGTGACTTTCCCCTCTGTGATCCTATTCACCATGTTCAGATTCTTACTGCCAAGAACATCATGGCAGCGAACACGAAGAAAAGCGGCAGCGGTTCGCCGGTCCCAGAATCCGGAAAGACTATCCGGAAGTTCTTCCTGATTGATGTCCGTGAGAATCTCTTTCCTTACAGTTTCGGAAAGGTAGTTCAGAAACGGCGCATCATCCTCGGTCACGTCATAACCGGTAGCCGCTTTGATAAGGTTCTTCACTTCATCAATCATTGAGCACCACCTTATTCAGCAGCTTTGGCGCAAACGTAGATACCCTTTACCTTGTTGTCCGGAATCCAGAGGTCATGATACTTTCTGTAATCAATCTTCCAGGCATCCGCTTTCTGGTTCGTATCCGGCGCAAAGATACGAATCTTGTCCGTCTTGCTCACCGCGATCGGAGCGGTCTGCAGCATAATGATCCAGTTGATCTGTACAGCACCGGAAGCTGCGGTAAAGCCGCCAGCTGTAGTAGATGCCCCCGCGTTAAAGTCATATGCAGACTTCATCACCGAAGACGGAGCCGCAATGATCGGAATTCCGTTAAAGCGCTTTACTTTCGTAGTCACGCCTCCTGCCGTGAAATCTGCCACGTCGATGTAGCGGGAAATGTTCTTAGACTGATTCAGCACTGCACGGCACTGGATATTCATGGTAATAACCAGCGGAACATTTTCACCAACAACATCTTCTACTTTGGCGATATCCTCCTCCAGTGCTTCCAGGATAGTATCCGCGTCCGGAGTATAACCGGCACGGACCTGAGAAGCACCGTTTGCCGCCTTATAGATGGAACTGTAGCGGTATGCATCAATTTCCGGAACAACCATGAGACGCTGGAATTCTCCCATAACCGTTCCTGCGGATGCAACAAAATTCGTCTCATTCACATCCATAGCGTCAAGCTGGAACGTGCGACCACGGTCCATAGTCATGGTCTTGGTCTCGTATTCAAGAGTGGCAGCGCCGCTCGGAAAACCATCATCCCTGTTATAATTTCCAAGGCCTACGAGAGTGATCTTCGGGATCTTGATCGTGTTACCCCCGTTATAAATTACCTGGGATGCGTTAGCTTCCATCCATCCGGTAGTAGCCTTGGCTGCCAGCTGGGTGTCCAGCGTTTTCTGGAAAATCGTTGCAAGTTCAAGAGTGTTAAGTGCCATTTTTTAGTCCTTTCTGCCTCATCCGAGGGCTTTTGCAAAAATATCGGCAGCAGACGTACCGCCGCCTTCGTCTCCGACTTCACCGGGCTTCAGCCCGGAAAGTTTCTTTTCACCGGATTCAAAAAGATATCCGTCCGATTTCTGAAGTGCTGCGATTTTTTCAGCCAGCCCTTCAACCTCGCCTTTATCGTTCAGCTTGGCACCGGTAAGGTCAAGCATTGCTCGGGCGGCTTTTACACTGCGTACCTTTGCAGCAGTCAAAGCCTTTTCGATAGCTGTATCCAGTTTGAGCTGATTCATATCGGCTGCATATTTCTTGTCCCGTTCTTTGGCCGCATTCTGGAGGTCCTCGATCTGCTTTTTCAGGTCTTCGTCCCCCTCGTGCTGCTTCTTCAGTTCATCCAGTTCTTTCGCTGCATTCTTCTTATCCTCCTCCGCGTGCTTCAGGGCCTCCAGTTTCTCATTGAACTGAGATTTCGGAACATAGTTCTTTCCATAGTCCTCAAAAATCTTGTCTGCCTGATCCTCCGTCAGCCCCATGGCTTTCAATTCTTCTTTTGTCATACTCGCCCGCTCCTTTCGCTTTTTTCCGTCATTACCATTGACATTGTTGCGTCCCCGTTCTTTACCGCCTGCCGGAGAAAAGGCAATAAAAAAGCACGCTTTCGCGTGCTCGCGCCCAATACAAAAGCCGTCTGCCTAAGCGGACGGCTTTTATTAACACTCAATACCAGGCTTCCCCTCCGGTTTCGGGGAAATCGCCTCTTTTGATTTGTCGTTCAATCCATACGCATGCGTGAGCCGCATAACGTGTGCCATACTCTGGCTCGACTTTATCAAACGACCTTTCCCCTGTCTTTCGATTAACCGATACGATGCCATAAGAGCTTTCCTGTTCGGGGTAATATCGATACGTTACCTTTTCATCGGTAACAGAAACTTTTTCAACTCTCAGCATTTCTGTTTTTCTCCCACTCTTTCAGCGCCTTCGAATAATTATATTTTCTTTCGGTAATTTCATGGGCTTCCGAAAAGGAGTACCCGTATCTTCTTATCAGCTCAAGCTCAAGTCTTTCATGCCTTAGCATAATTAAATCATGATGATAGACTGTATTGCCCTCAAACAATCTTTGAAATGACTCAGCCATTGCATAATCCGCAGGGAATCTCATATACCCCATCAGCAGTTTGTGTTTATCTATGAATACATGCTCGTAGATTTTCTCCACTGATGCCTTCCGCATTCCGCTGTTTTTAGAAACGCGGGATATCCAATTTTCCTTATTAGATTTCCGGATAAATTCATAATATCGTTCTGCATGGGCATCTCGACGTTCCATTTCTGGATCGTTTTTATCATTGAGCGCTCCTGTTTCTTTTATTATAGCATTCTGCCGCGGCTTCTTCAGCAACTTATCCATCGCTTTTACGAAATCCGGGTCAAGGATACTACGCTCTCCCTTCATGTAGGCAGCAAAACTTTCCGCAATGTACTCTCCTGAGGAGGCAGTCGCATACCCGGAGATTTTACCCGCATATTGCCCCCTCCGCGCTGTCAGTTCATTAAATTCTTTTGCTTTCAATGCCTGCCATTGGACGTGATGTCCCAGTTCATGTGTCACAAGCCCCTGCACGGTGTCTCCCGCTACAAGCGACCGACCTGCTTCTTTGTATTTTTCAGCAAGCGCTTTCCCGGAGGCGTTTAAGGAATCTATATTTTTCATAACAAGATCCCAAGCCTCATCTGCCCGCTTTCTGTACCCATCGAAGGCTTTGGCATTTTTCAGCACGTCTTTATTCAAAAAGACGCCCTGCCCCGCCATATTGTAGGAAGCTACTGCATTTTCTCCATCTGGGAAAGCCTTCTTCCCCTGTACTGTTTTGCTGGATACTACCTTTATTCCCCGCAGCTTGGGGATATTCAAGGTGCTGAAAACATCTGTCAGCGCTTCATTGACGGAATTTGCCATATCAAGGGAAATTCCTTTGTAATTCGCCACTCCTTTGAAGGGCGAGAACCTGCCGCCGTCCTTGTCAATGAACTGTTCCGCATATTCCTGCGCCTCTTCTATAGTTTTCGCTGGTACAAATGCCGGTTTCTCCACGGTCGGCGGGGATTCTGGTTTTTTCGTGTGCGCCTTCTTCCATTCTCCCAACGTCTTCGTCTTGTCCACGTAGACTGCTTTCCAGTCTTTGTAGGATATATCGGGAATGGCGACTGTCTTCCCGTTCTCCGGATCCCGTGCGGTGCGCTGCCCGTCTCCGGACAGGAAATCGTCATGAGGAACGATGATGCAGCGGCAGTTCGGATGGAACGGCGGCGCAGTGCTGCCGGCTTTGGCTTCCGTCCGCTTCATGACCCGCCCGTCCAGGCTCCCGCAGCTGTCGCAGGTGTTCCTGTCCAGTGTGCCGATGATCTCCACCTGATCGATTCCCATTTCCTCAAAGGTATCTTTATCGGATTCCACAATGAGTCTGGTAGTCTCCGTCTGGATCAGCCGCACACCGGCATAACTCGCCGCCCCCATTCGCTTCGCTACGGATTTCCCTATGGATCCTGTATCCTTTCCGGAAATGATTCCGCGGAGCAGTTCACTCTGCATTACGTTGATAAGCTTGTTCTGAGTCCCCCACAGTCTCTCCGAAAATGCCTGTCCGTCATCTGCCCATGGACGCTGCAGGATCTTCTGCACACGGTCTTCCGGCAGGGCTGCCAGGGAATCGAATTTGCCTTTTGCCCGTTGAATTTCATAGGTCATATGTTCCCGTTCGTCAGCATATAGCCCGGTAAGGAAATCACTCATAGCGGATTCCTGTCCGGCGTACAGCTTCCGAACGATGTTTTTCATCTGTAATTCCAACGCTTGGAGCCGTGTCACGTGGACCGATGCCGATGCGGATGTAAGTTCCTTTTCCCATCTGCCGTCGGCGTTATCCTTGGCCAGCTTTGTGAATTCCTCCAGATTCAGCTTCAGGCGCTGCAGCTCTCCGGCGGATAGGCGCTTTCTGGCATCTGCAAGTGTTATTCCTTCGGCATCAGCATATTTTTCCACCCAGGCGGCTATCTCTTTCTGCAAATCATCCGAGGCCCGAAGGAAAGCGTTTTCCAGGTCTTCGGACAGCTTGTCAGTTTTCCTGTTCCGGGCGGCAATCCATTCCTTCTCACGCTGCAGCCAGTATTCAGATCCGGTCATTCTTCATTTGCCGAAGAAGACTTTCGGCCTCCATATGCATCAAACATATTAAGCTGCTCTTCTTTCTCTTTCTTGATCCGGTCCAGTTCTTCCTGCGTATCCTTCGTCCAGGGATGATTTGCTATGATTGTCTCTTCAGAAAGAATTCCGACGCTGTTCTTTGCATCGGTGATTCGTTCGGATGCATTCACCATCATGTCCCTGTTAAAAATAAAATCAACGTCTCCGCCATTGATTCCTTTGGCTGCGAGAAAGGTATTCACAAACCACAGCAGCTGCTGCAGGCTCGCCGTGAATTCAGACTGCATTTCATCTGCGTCCAGGTCAATATCTGCATACGCACTCTGAATATTCATCTGATTCACATTTCCCGCCGCAAACCGTTCATCTTTGGCATCGAATCCGCGGCCATTCTCGATGATGGACCGCTTGAACATCTGGATGATCTGCTTGTAGTTATCGGCGTTCACATCAATGTGGAGGACTTCTACACCGCCCTTTGCGTAGTCGTCACGGCGGATTTTAACGGCTCCGTAGGTCGCCAGATTCCTCCGGAACTCTCCAAGATCCGTGCCGTCATAGTTGTACAGGACCAGAACACTGCTCCGGACGTCCTCCGTCATTGCATCCGCGAAGGAGGATTCAAGCTGATTCAGACCGTCCTGCAAGCACTTCACCCGATTGATGAGCGGAATCTCATCTGCGTTTGACTTGAACGGAATCAAAGGAATACGCTCCCAGTTCATCGGTTTACCGTCAACGGTTACATAAGCGCTGTCCGTCATGGCATTGTCCGGAATAAGATGATCGTTTTCCAGAATGTAGTGCCTCACGCCATCCGCGGTGTAGTATTCCACCTTTATGACGGGCTTAATCGTTCTTCCCTCATACACGGTGACTGTATAAACACGAGCTGCTGCATCAAGCACCGTATGCTCATCATCCCGCCAGAACGGCAGCACCTGGTATGCCGGAAAACGCTTAAATCGAAGATTTCCTCCGTCATCTACAAACGGATACAGCCAGCATATGCCGCCTTTCAGAGAATCTTTCCCTACATTCTTGAGCTGCTGGCAGAAACCTGCTCCGAAAACAGATGCCAGCGCATCAACATAGGCCGCATTCGCACCGTCTGCCGGTTTCACGTCCAATTTCTTGGAAAGAAGGTAGTTTGCTTTCTGGTCAACAAGCTTCGCAAACTGATTATCTACAATCCGCGCGTTCGGCAGATTGTGCACAGCCTGTTTCCCGCCGTGCTCTCCGATGATGATTCTCTCTTTTGCCAGAATATCCTGCGCGCCTTTGTAGTAGCTGTGCCCGATCAGCATATCTGCGCGTGCTTTACTGTGCAGCCAGCGTACAATCTCCGTTTCCAGAAATTCAAGCTCTGTCATTCCGGACTGGCTTCCACGCATGATGATCCGATTCCACAGCGCCCCAAGTCCTATCATATTTTTCCTCCTATGCAAAAGAAAAACCATCGTCCTGGACAGCATCCATGACCGCATAGCGCATGGCGTCAAGTAGATGGTTGTTGAAATCTACGGGATTATTGATAGGCCGGCCACTCTGCCGGTCTGTATCCCACTGGTATGTGCTGATCTCCGTCAGGAAATTCGCACATCGCGGATGTACATATATTTTGAACTGCTGGATCAGCTGAATTCCGTGAAGAATACTGTCTTTCCCCTTCCGGCTTTTCCGTATCCGTTCCAGCCCGTCCTGCCGCAGCTCCTCAATGCTCTTCGGCTCGGCGCTGTCGGCTATTATTCTCTCTTTTCCGTATCCCTTTCGGTAGATTTCTTGGTATATAGCGTGATTTGTTAAACCTCGCTCATATATTTCGTCGAAAACATACAAAATTCTGGCACCTCGGTCTACCAATCCGCAGAAAAATGCTGTCGGATCGTTCGTGAAACCGAAGTCCAGACCGAACGCCGACCGGATTCCCGGCAACCTCCGGACCTCATCGATATTGAAGGATTTTTCCTCCCAGTTGTCGTAGACAAGACCTTCAACAACGCCCCACTCTCCTAAGCCGGCGACACGGTAGCGCTTTGGATTCTTTTTCATTGCCTCAAAGAGGGCAAGATCGGCGGAAGAAAGGAATTCATTGCACATGTAGTTTGTTGTCTTTGCCAGGACATTTTCATCCGGTTCATCGAAGAACCGCTTCTTGATCCAGCAGCGGTCACTCCACGGATTGAATGTAAGTGTGACCTGCGTGAACAGCCCTTCAGGAAGCCAGCCGCGGATTGATTCATCCAGCCTGTTAAACGCCTCCTCTGACGTGATTTCATAGGCTTCTTCTATCCACAGCCAGCACAACACCCCGTTCGGAACGCTGATCGATGTGACTTTCAGCGGATCATCCATGCCGACGAACAGGATCTTCTGTCCAGTTGGCTTATATGTGATCTCCAGCGGGCTTTTCGTGCAGTGCCAGTATGATTTCACTCCTAGGCGCTGTATCGCCCAGCAGAGGTCGGAATAGCACGAATTGAGCAGGGTCCGGAACGTCTTCCGGGCAACCAGTGTATTGGCAGCGGGGTATTTCATCATGTTGAAGATGATCCATAATGCTGTAGTCTTACTCTTTTTGCTCGCGCGGCTGCCTTTGCAGATCCGGTAGCGGCCTTTAAAGTTCCAGAAATCACGGTACCCGCGGCCGATCACGGACGGAAGATAAATCTTATTCAAGTATGTCATCCTCCCCGGTTATGATAACGCCATCCGCCGCAGGATCGTCCTTTGTATCTTTCTTCAGTGCATCGATTTTAGCCTGCTTTTCTTCCTTTTCAATATCAGACAAAGTAAGGCCGTATCGTTTCATGAGCAGCTCCGCCGCCCGCAGCCGATCATGTGCCGATATCTGCTTCTTCATGATCCGCGCCGCACTGAGTCCGTCTCCAATTCCCTCGCAGACGATTACCTCTTCTTTCACCTCTCCGCGCATTGCTGATGTAAGGTGGACAAGCACTTCTCTGGCATCTGCAATTCGGGCGTCCTCCATTTCTTTCAGCCGATTGGATATAGCCGTTTTCAGGTAAGGTTTGGTCAGGTTTTCATACCCTGCCGCCTTCGCTGTTTTTTTGCTGTATCCGGCCTTGATTGCGGCTTCTGTAGCGTTTCCGGATTTGATATAGAAGTCTATGAATCTGCGTTGTTTTTCTGTTAGTTTCTTCTTCGGCTCCATTCATCTCCACGCCCTCCTTTCAGAAGCCATAAAACAGAAAAGACCAGACAATGCGTCTGGCCGTTTCTGTTCTTGGAGGAAAATATGTACTCTACAGTTCCTTTTCCCATGGAACCTATATACAGGATATCACAAATTAATATGAAATCATGTGAAGTTATGTGAAGCTATGTGCAATCCTTCTTTGGATCTTCTCGATTCCACCTTCCGAAATATTGAAAAGTGCCCTTCTGGTATAGTGCATCCTTCGAGAAATGTTTTTCCACGATTCTCCAATTATGAACCGCTCGTATAAGATGCTCCATGCTGTCTCATCGTCCCTGATAGTGTTAATAAGCAGTTTGGCTTTCTGTACCATTTCATCAAGTTCTGTCTGAGCTTCTTCCAGTCTGATGCGTTCTTCTTCCAGTGCTTCCAATATTGTATCGATACTCGATTTCGTTGAAGTCTGCACCTTTTCTGTGATCTGAAGACCCGACACCTGTTCTGCCCTGGCTCTATTTTCCGCAAGTGCGGTCTCCATCCTTGCTACACGACGTTTCTTTTCCCGCACTGATTCAAGGTACTCTTTCACATCAATCGCCATCTTACCTCCATACATTCATAATGACTGCTGCCATTTTTTCTACCATAAGAAGAAACACCAGCAGAACCATGCATGCAAAATACAGAATCGTACCGAATATCCCACATGATTTTGCCGCTCGTCCGGCAACTCTGGAAACAGTAGATGCTGTATTATTATCCGCCAAAGAACCTACCCCATATATAGCAACAAACATAAGGCACATATCCTTGGTATTTGATATTTCTTCCAGAATAAGCTGAATTGATGATTCTCCCATTTCACACCTTCCCATATATGTCACGATGTTCTTCATCATCCATCCGGGCCGCTGCCCCCTTTATCTTCCGAGCAGCTTTCTGGATTTCATATGATGAGCTTAGAATGCAATCCGCCAGAAGATCCGCCTGTTTTATCCAGGCTTCTTCATTTTCTGCTGGAAATATAGTATGAAGACGTGAAATCATATTGGACTGAATTTCACTTGCGTTTTTCAGCCGAATGATTCCTATTTCTGCCTTATTCTTCCACTTGTCCTGCATTTCCTTCTCCTATCTAAGATTCTTGGACCATCTTTTCTTCATCTCTGCCGGGATATTCTGTCCCCTATTTCGTTTCCCATTCCAGTGTGTTCCACCAGCAACTCCATCAAATGTAAAATTGGACGCTTTCAAACTGGCTCCGTTTTCACTCTCAAGAATATATGTGATGCACTTTTCATACCCCAGTTCTTTCGCGACGCGGCAACATGCTCCGTATAACTTTGAACACGCATTCTTTGTCCCATCTGTGCAAAGTCGGTTGATCTCGCATGTTTTCCCGTTATCTAATATCCTGCTAACAGGCCTTCCACAAACTGCAACACCGACTAATTTCCCACAGTTTTCTACCCCTATACAGAATTTACATCCTACTGTAGGCTGATGATGCCTGTGATTCTTTTTTATAAAATCGCAAGCTGTACGAAACGTTATGGGTACAATTACAAGACTCATCTTTCCGCAATGGTCCCTATATAAAACATGGCTGCCGGCACCGCCAATCCCAAAAAGAAAATACCGATGCGCCGCAACACGTCCTTTTCATTGTCATTCATTGCCTTTTACCCCTTTCTTGCAGATTTCAACGCCCGCTTCTTCTTTCAGTACCTGCTTCAGCTCCTGAATGTCTACAAGTCCAGATTCATAGCACTTGTATGTATCAATGCAAAGGTCTACAAAACGCTGCTCTCGGCCCTCTTTTTTCATCAGCTCCCCGAAGTGATCGTGGATCACCATCGTAGGAACCGCTAACATCATGAAAAATGCCCAGTCCGCCGCTGCTTTTGTAGCCTCTTTTTTCATCTGTTCAACATCTTCCATCCTTATGTTGATTGTTGGCTCTCGACGTTTGATCCCAAGTCTGCGCCTATCGCTTCTGTTCATTTGAATCGCCTCCCTTTCCCACCTTCATAAAAACAGTCCAGCGCGTTTCCCCTTTTTTGTCTCCAAAAATCGGAGAATGCGGCGCCAATTTAATCACTTCGTAAAAAGGGATCTGGCAACAGCTCCATTTGAATATGAGTACTCCGCCATTTTTCAGAACACGGAAACATTCAGAAAATCCTTTCCGTATGCACTCTTTCCAATCGGCAGGAAGAACACCATATTTTTTTGCAAGCCATGAATTCTTTCCTGCTCTTTTAAGGTGCGGAGGGTCAAAGACAACCAAATTGAATGCTTCATCTTCAAAAGGAAGGCATGTGAAATCTGCCACGATATCCGGTGATACATCAAATTCCCTGCCGTCCTGCAGCTTCTCTTTACATCGTCTTTTGTCAATGTATAGGGCGTGAGGAAAATTCTTGTCATACCAAAACATTTTCCCGCCGCAGCATGCGTCCAGTATCAGTTTTTTATTTCTCATCACTGGTTCTTCCTTTCAGTTCATCGAGCATCATGTCGGTGTAGTACGATTGATACAATCGAAAAAAGTCGTCTGCCGTCATAGTGACAAGCCACCCGCAATTACTTTTTTTATGGGCAACTATGGAAACCTCATTCTTGCCGGCAGCGGCTGTATCACGCAGGCTCTGTTCAACGGCGTCTCTCAGTTTCAAGTGTTCAACAAACTTCACTTCCATGTGTACTCCGGGAAGCCCTACCACGTCCGCCGCCTGGCCTTCCCGTCCGCTGTACTGTGCAGCCCGTCGGGCATCCGTGAATCCGTGATCCCGGCATACCGCCGCCCACATTCTCTCACCGCGTTTCCCTTTGTCCCGAGATGCTTTCCCCATCACTTATCTGTCCTCTTCACACTTGCCAGCATCCCCGCGGTGCATTTCATCTGACCCAGCCAAGCAGTAATATTCGCATTTTTTCTCTGAATCTCACGAATAGAGAAATCATATTCTTTACCATGGTAACCATTTTCCAAGGCTTCCCTGGCTGCATCAGAAATTCGCTGCACGGCCTGCTGCGCTTTCTCGATTTCACGAAGCAGACGGGAGCCGCCCTTCCCAATTGCTTCCCGTTCTTTTCTGTCAGAAACGCGGCTGATAGACGACAGCGCTCTGTATACGCTGCTCTGATTTCCTTTGTAATTCGCCATTTTATTCATCCTCCTGATTGTCAAAATGGAATATCGTCATTTACATAGGCATGATCCGGCTGCACCGGGTCTCCAAATCTCTGGAAATTACCTCTATCCTGCGATGGCTGCGCCTGTTGCTCTGTCCTGGATTCCACAGCATGCATCCCTACCCCATCCTTAAACAGCTGAAGGAAGATGCCCTCAGCCGTAACACAAGTGATATATACTTTCTGTCCATTGCTTCCGACAAAAGATGACGCTGTATATCGGCCTACGATTTTGACACGCATGCCTTTCCCAAGAAAACTACCAGCAGCTTCGGCGAGGTCTCCCCACGCTTTAACCGGAATCCAGTCTGTATACTCGGTGTCCCCATTCTTGCGATTAACAGCAACTGAGAATGATGCATATGCCGTTCCATTCTGCGTCCTCTTAACTTCCGGATCAGATCCGAGGTTTCCCACGATGTCTACGTTGTTATTCCACATTTCCTTCCTCCTGTTTTTCTTCATAAAGCTCACGGAATTCAACGATAAGGTCTTGATTCTTGCTGCACAGTTCGTTGAGTTCAAACTGCCGGTTTTCCAGTTCGTCAATAAATTCCTTCATGTGATACGGCCATGGCATCCCCTCGCAGAGATGCCAAAGTTTTATGCTTCTCATACTGATCTGTAAGGATGTATCGGAAATTTCCTTTTGTTTTTTATCTATTTCCTGCCAAAATTCCTTGTCCATTTATTCCTCCTATAATTCCAGGCGTTTATCGCCCTCTCCATACATTCATCCAGGTTACCTGCGGTGCATTCCTGAGAAGGTCCGCTTGCTCCGCAGTTCCTGCATGAAACGAACATGAACATCTTTATTTCTTTTCCAAAGCCGTCCTTTACATAACCGTTTACGAAAGGATCTTTGTTTCCACAAAATGGACACGGATCTACCTTCATGACCTTCCCCCTATCTTCTTCGGAGAATTCCGCATACTCTCGGCAGCAACAGATATTACAAGGCTTGAACCTTTCAGGCGATCGTATACCCTTTCCTGGTATCGAGACGCGATTTCCCCGGGAAGAAGGTTTGTGGTAATGCAGATAGGCTTTAGCCTGTTGTACCGATGCGAAATGATCGCGTCGACTTTGTTCCGTATCCAGTCGCCAGGATACTCAGTCCCGAGATCATCAAGAATCAGAAGGGACGTTTCTTTGAGTCGGCTCTCAAAAGAAAGAAATTCCGTGTTGTCTTTCTGCTTGCTCATCCTCACCAAATTGTCGAATAATTCAGCAAGAGGGAGAAACATGACGCTTCTCCCTTTCCGCAACAGATCCTGTGCAATTCCTACCGCTATCGACGTTTTCATGGTGCCAACAGGTCCAATGAGGATTACTCCAACGCCTCTTTTTTCATAAGCGTCGAAGTGATCCGCATACTCTCGAGCGCTGTCCATTGCATCTTCTATCGCCGGAGGAAGACTCCTGGATGCCATATTCTTGAAGCTGCACGGCCAGTATCTCTGAAAAATTCCTGCACGTTCCAGTTTTTTATGCCATTCTCTTGCATCACAAGCCTTTGATTCCTTTGTATCTCTCGATGCTTCCGGCACTGTCCCGTTTTTCCGGATCTGTTCCAGCAGATCCTTTATCTCCGTCATATCCATCCCGCCTCCAATTTTTTAGAATGCCGGCCACATAGGCGAGGCGCCTGCATCCCCTCCGACCAGCTGTCTTTAAGGCCTCCATAACACGTGCTTCCCCGTGGAGTTCTACAAGTTCAGAAAGCTCCGAATATTGAGTCGGGCCAATCCCACCGCATAGATTTCGACAGGCAGCCAAAACAGCCTCTGAAACTTCAGGACGTTCCGTCATAGGTATTTGAGTTTCCTTTACTTTCCTTTGCTTTTCTTTACTTTCCTTTACTTTTCTTTGTTGATTCTTGTATGAATTAACCTGATTTCTGTCTACAAAAACAATGTTTTTGTATGAAGAAACGTTTACGAGTAAAAGCTCCCTGTGAACACGGATCTCAATCCGCCGGGAAGCTGCATCGAAAAATCTACGCTGAATCCCGGCAGAAGTAAGAACCGAGTATTTCTTGAATATGTCCGCGTCGAAGAAGTCCACCTTTATCGCCTTTTCGACGACCTCTGTTACCGCGCCCTCCGAAGTCCCAACCTCGTCAGCAACCAAGAAAGGCATGTCAGAATCCCACTGCATGAAATACCCTTCGTCACGATAGATATTTCCGAGCAAGCTGATGATAACAGGGATGGATTGCGGACCGCATGCCCGCATGATCCTACGCGTCTTGATATCTCTCAGGAAGCCGACGTCCATAGGGAAGTAATCGAGACCCTGCTTGATCGGCCGTGCCATAAAATCACGCTTTCATGGCTTCGTCTGTCGCCGAATCAGCTTCCTTGTCCGTGTACCAATCCATATTGGTCTCCTCATCTTCCTTGGAAGAAGCCGGGGCGCGCTCTGCCTGTGTCCCCGGATCGGTGTTCATGCGATTGGGAGATGCCGCCGGCTCCGCATCAATGGTCACCACCGTCTCATCCGGAAGATCGGCCATATTTTCCACGATGGAAGACTTGATGCTCTCATCTGCAGCCATAGCCCTGGCAAAATCGGTCTTGAGAGGGGCATATTTGAGAGCCTTCTTCAGGACAGTTTTCTTTGCCATTTCATCGAAATATGTCTTCCATGGGCTGGATGCGCTGTCATAAGCCTTACTGGTCTTCCGGGCGAAGTCATTCACGTCTTCCCGGCTCATCACCTGGAATCCATAGCCGCCGGATTTCGTATGGAAGACCGCATAATACGCGATGACCGGTCCACGGTTTTTCATAACCGGCTTATGGACAAGTTTCGGCGTGAGGCCAAGTTCATACTCGAAGATATCGTTCTCATGGACTTCGTGGGCGGCGATATCCGTCACTTCGCCGCTGCGATATGCCAGGTCAATGAGACCCTTGTAGCCGAGCTGGAACTGGCACTCTATCTGTCCTTTATTGCGGTAGGGAATGAGATATGCCTGCCCAAGCGGCGTATTAGGTTCCACACCGAGCTGAGCTGCCTGCATCATCGCGCCGAGAAAGCTCTGCGGCGTGCACTGGCTCAATTTCTGATTGGCCGAGAGAGCCGTAAATACGATGCGGGTGAACCGCTCCGGTGTAAGTACCGAGGGTAATGCCTTCTTAATCTCCCCCTCCATCCGGTGGATCATCGCAGTCAGATTGGCTTTCGCCGGATTTCTTGTCTGCTGCATTTGCGTAAGGCTGCCATTTTTGTTCATGGTCTGTTCTCCTTTCTAATTCGAGATATATCAAAAAAACGGACTCTTCCGCTGACGCGGACCATAGCTGTCCATGTAATGCCGTTCCACTGTAAGCTCTCCAGCCTGCCAGAAGAGATTCTCTCGCCCATTTCCACCCGCATAGGATCGCCTATGCGAAGGCTCTCTGCCTCTTCTATCTTCATTTGATGCGCATGACCCGCTGCGGAACGCCTGTCCTTATAATGCCAGCCGCTTTCAGAGCTTCATATGATGCTCTGTCTTTTTTCTTGACCTCTGCGAGAGACAGGCTCTCTCGCCCGGCCTGCTCTTTCCAGGTTACCCGGTGATCTCCGATAGTTCCGACCTCTGCATCGCCCATCATGAGCATCAGGCGGTTTTTGGCAAGCTGCTGTCTTTCTTTTTCCGCATCAATGACTTCTTTGCTCTTCTCAATCTCTCGGATGCAGTTTTCCGCCTCCGCAGGAAGCTCGATGGATAGCCCTGCCTCATAGTGGAACTTCTCCTTGAGTGCTTCCGCGCAGGATTCGCTGCCATCCACCGGAGGCGGAGTCTGAGTGGATACACAATTCCAGAATTCCTTTTCCTTCTGGATCAGAATGCGGATATTCTCCTCATTCCGGGGAATCTCTTTCACCACCATATGGTTCCCGCCAATGAGAGCGGCGATGTACCACTTTGCGTATCCAGTAACTGCCATATAGTGGAGGCACTGAATGTAGTATCCATCCGGGATCTCGTCATCTACCCACTCCTTTCCCGCAAAGGTATTGGCGGTCTTGATCTCAAGACCTGCCTCCTCTCCGATAACCATGCGATCCACATTAGCGAGCATCCAGGGATACATCCGGCTCCGAAGTGTTCCGCATCTACGGACCTTCTTTCCTGTCCTTTCCTCGAAGGCTTCAGCTACCAGCGGCTCCTGTTTCGTCCCCCAGTACACATACTCATTGTCTGAAAGGTCCTCCGGCTCCGCTTGGCCGGTCTTCTCCAGCCATAACTGCCACGGTGATTTCCACCGATTCATTCCAAGAATCGTCCCTGCATCACTGCCGCCGATTCCCTGCATTCGCGTCTTTTCCCACTCGCTGCGCGGCGCGTCTGCCCGCAGGATCAGTTCACAATGATGCATGACGCATGGCCTCCTTTCTCTCAGAATTCTGAATTTCATGAGACAGAAGGACAAGCATCTGCATCGCAAGATCATCATTTTTCAGAGCTTTCCCCAGCGCTTTTCTCATTGTTTTTTCAAGCTGTCCTCCCGACGGCAGCTCGAGGATAAGGCGAAGAATGGCAAGCGGAGCCATGTCGCGGAGCTTGCCTTCCCCTCTCATGGAAAATTCCATGCGGTCCATATCCTCATTCATTTCAATTTTCAGCGTCAGCATATTTTTCTTATTTTCCATTTTTTCTTTTCCTTTCGTGCGTGCTACAATGAAAGGGAAGGCCCCAACCTTCCGAGACAGTCTGATATTGCGCATCAGACTGTCTTTTTCTTTTCTTTTTTTGCAATAGGGCACCAGCGCGAGTGCGTCTTTGGAAAAACGACTATATGTCTATGGTTAATTCCGCACATCCAATCTTGTGGAAATGGTCCATACATTTCTAAATATTTACATTCGCGGCATAGGATTACCTGTTTCTTCATGATCCTTTTCCCTCTAAGAATTTGTTCAAAAATTTGATGGATTCATCCAGCGATTTATACGTTACGCACAGGATTTTCCCGGTTCTGTCAGAAATAACAGTCCACCGAGGGAGACTCTGACCGCACGGGGCATCGCTATCATACTGATAGACATATTCGCCGGTGGCAGCCAACAGAGTACATCCGATGAGATGGAATGTGGTTTCCGGGTAATTCTTGAACGTCTGACCCTCTACCTTTAATGCCATGTTTTCACCTCCTCCCATTATCTTTCCGCCTGCGGCACCCGGATCGTCAGCACCTGCCCGGGCTGGATAAGTCCACAGCGAATGTCGTTAGCCCGGCATATCTGCCAGGACAGTTTATTGATGTCATCCTCCGGAGTGGCCACCATCGTTGCCACATCGTAAACGGTATCGCCCTGGTCAACTTCATACCGATATTCAATGGTCTTCTGGTCTTCTGTTTTGCTAACAGCAGAAACGAAGATTGCTATGAGAACGGCAGCTGCTGCCACGGTAACTCTCTTTCTTTTCATGTCTGCCTCCAATTCAGTCGTCCAGATATTCATTCACCGTGAACACAAGCGGATCAAATGATTCAAACATCACGTCCCCGCGCCTGTTTATCACGATGTGCGCAGCGTCGTCTCCGTACTGCTCACTCTCGTACATGAACCACTTCTGGCCTTGTACATAAGCGGAATCGATGAGATACCATGTACCGATATGGCCTTTGAACCGCTGCCCTTCTTTTTTCAATTCCATTTCATTTCCTCCTTTCCTTCGGATCTACTCGACCTCTCCCCTTGGGGGCTTTCCACTTCCCCCAGCCTGCATCCATCGGATGAACTCATCCCGCGGACATCTCGGAGACTTCCCGCAGTAGAAAACCTGCATACTGCCATCGCTCATGATCTCATATGCTTTTGTGAGCGAAATTTTCGCGGCAGCCGCTACATCTTTCGGCCTAAGCACTGCGGGTAAGTCGGGGTACTTGTCGACTGTATTCTTCCATCGCCTCAGTTCGGCAAGTTCAGCTTGCATACAGTCGAACTGTTCGCCCATCCGGTTCCAGGCTTCCTTGAACTTTTCCATTTTTCATCTCCTAACTATTGAATCTACCTCTGTGCCACAATTGGCAAGCTTCAGAACCCCTTTATGACTTTCCTGAGATCATTCATCACTTCCTTTCTTCATACACTTTTCCACCTTCATTCCCTTCCTGCTATACTTAAAGCGGAAAGGAGGTGAAACAAGATGTCCAAACAATCTTGCTTCCTATACCTGGAAGAAAATCCAAATCCAGTCATCGTTGAAAATGTATTGGCAGACATCGCCGACACCGTACAGAAAATTAACGACCATCTGTATTTCTTTTTCGGAGACAAAGACCGTTTCGCATGGGACTTCATCAGCCTCGAAGAAGGAACCGCAGCCGCCATTCGTGTCGCCCTGAAAAAAGAAGAACTCAGTTTTGGTCATTTTCTTGCCGGACCACTTGACCAGCTCTCAAGTGACTACGCCGTTGAGCTGCCCGAAGAATAAAATCCGTATCCGTCAAATGAAACACCTTTGCTAAATGTTCGAGTGCCTCTGCATCACCTTGTGTGAGGCATTCTTTTTTTGCAATACAAGCCACCGTTTTCGATAGCTCTTTCTGAATCATCCCGATCCAATATTCATTCACTACAAAATCCTGATTCCACATCCCCCTTCACCTCCTTTTGCCCTTACAAACTTGGCCGCTTCTGAATCCCTCGCTTTCAAAAATTTTCGGATTGTTCATAGATCCTCTCAAATAGAATTAAATTCTATTATCGGCCAAAAAAAATATAGTCGATAGGGAAGTCATATGCTTCCGAAATCCGAGACTGAAAAAGAGGATTTACTAACTCTGGTCTGCGTTCCCATTTCAAAAGTGTGTCTTTCCCTATACCGATCTTCTTTGCTGCATCAACTAAAGTTAATCCAGCATTGATTCGAGCAGCCTTTAGAGAAATTTGGATGTCTTTCATTATTTCACCTCCTTCCATCGTTTCTTACATGATAATAGAATTTAATTCTACTGTCAAGAATTTAATTCTATTTATTCCGCCAAAAAATTGACTTAAATAGAATTTTATTCTAAAATCAATTTTAGAAAGGATGATGAATATGAGCATCACGGAAAGAGAAATGTATATGCGCGAGCTGTTCAGTCGCCGCTTGAGCACATTAATAGAGAGACAAGGCATTCAGCAGAACGACCTTGCAGAACAGCTTGGCGTAGCCGAATCTACCGTCGGGAAGTGGCTTCTGAAAAAATCGATGCCGCGCATGGGAACCGTGCAAAAATTATCTGATTTATTCAAAGTGCCTAAAAGTTATTTCTTGGAAGAATCTGCCGGCGAAAAAGCGTATGAAGACCAATCTCTTCCTTCTCTCAAACCTCGTGATGAACGGGAAATAGCCCGGGATTTAGAAAAAATGCTCGCCGACATGGACGATAAAAATGCCCTCGCGGCGACGGGCGGCACTGTGGACGATACCGAAGACCGGGAATTATTAAGAGCGAGCCTGCTAACTTCCATGCAGCTTGCCAAGCGTATTGCCAAAAAGAAATTCACCCCAAAGAAATATAGAAAAGACGAAAAAGAATAAGGACTGATACGATGGACGCAAAGAAAAAGGCAGCGTCGCTTATCCGAAGATTTCATACGAATGATCCGTATTCTCTTGCTGCCGCGCTCGGTATTCGTATTTTGTACAGTGAGCTCGGTAGTGTTTGGGGATGCTGCACGACATATAAGAGAATAAAATTCATTCACATAAACCAAAATCTTTCAGATGAAGAGCAGCGTTTTACCTGCGCACATGAGCTTGGTCATGCTGTTCTGCATCCAGGTATGTCTTTGCCATACCTTAAAGCCCATACTTTGTTTTCTCCTGCTATTTACGAAAGGCAGGCAAACACGTTTGCCGTAGAATTGCTTATGCCTGATGATTTTATGAAAGAAATGCCAGGATGTACACTGGACAAAATAGCAAGGTCTGTAGGGATTCCGAAAAACCTTGAACATCTGAAGGTTATACCAAATAAATTAGTGGGATTTTGACAGAAAGGAAATAGCCATGCCATCTGTAGTTTCTGCAAATTTTGGAAAAGGGAAAATACCCGTGTATATTGTTGGAAACGATTTTGAATTCAGCTATGCGGAAAAGTCGTTTACTTTTCACTTGGAGAAGCTCCATCTGTCGGATCTGACTCGGTGGGAAAAAATAGATGAACAGAAAAAGAGAAAACTATCCAGCACTCTCGGATGGGGATTTGCTGTAGGGGCTCTCACGGGCGGAATTGGTCTTGTCCTCGGCGGATGGATTGGGGGGAAAAATAAAAAGACAGAATATCTTGTCGCCTGCGAATTCGGGCCTGAAAAGAAACTGATCTTAAAACTCAGCGAAAAAGAAATGCAAAAGTTCATAACATACTGCCCGCTGCCAGAAGCTCAGGATATCCCACAGGAAGAAGATAATGTTTCCTCTGTATCTGACGCTCTCCTTAAACTGAAGCAATTAAAAGATGCAGGAATCATAACGAATGAAGAATATGAGGAAAAAAGAAAATCTCTCGTAGAAAAACTGTAAGTCCATATAAAATAAAAAGCCCACAGCATACTCGCAATATGCCATGGGCTAAGCCGCAGGTGCTGGTAACACCTGTAGCCGATGTAATCCACCAGTCAGGGGCTGATTACGTATGTATTATATACCATAATCAGCCCCATTTCCGAATGGAGGCTGATTTTTTTATGCAGATTTTCAAAGAGAAGCGCGGGACATTCGCGTATCGTGTTGAAATTGGGAAAAATCCCAAAACAGGCCGACGGATGCAGCAGTATAAAGGCGGATTCCGTCGTGAAAAAGATGCCAAAGCAGCTGCGCGGCAGGTCGAGGAAGAAGTACGTAAAAACAGGTATATTCCGGATAGCCATACGACCTTTGGATCATTTGCGAAAGAATGGCTGCAGATATATGGTGAAACGGTGAAGCCTGGATCTGTACGAATTCGCAGGCATCAGGTAGGAATCCTCCTGATGTATTTCGATCAAGTCCAACTCCAAATGATTACCCCGAAAAAGTACGAAAAGGCTCTCCTTTCCGTATTCCGTTCATACAGCAGAAACACAGCAGAAGGTGTCCATGGGGCGGCGCGGATGATTTTCAAAAAAGCAAGACAGTACGGGCTGATGCTTGATGATCCATCCGAGTTCTTTTCCCCGCCGCGAAAAAAATCGGAAATCAAATCGGAGAAGGAACCGGATATACCGTTATACATGGAGAAACAGCAGCTTTCCGAATTTCTAAAGGCGGCGAAAGACCATGGAATGGACGGAGACTATGCGCTGTTTACCCTGCTTGCGTATACGGGTGTAAGAATTGGAGAGGCTCTGGCATTGACATGGGACGATATCAATTTCAGAGAGAAAACTATCAAAATCAATAAGACGATGTACAATCCGGCAAACAATAAAGAAAAATATGAACTGGTGTCGCCAAAAACGCAGCGCTCGAAGCGCACTATTCCAATCGACGATCATACAATATTCGTTCTGGCAGCTCACCGGATGGAGATCAACGCCCTGCGCGTCCATTATGGAGACATGTATCATGTCCCTGAAAAATTTCCTTCCGGATTCGTTTTCCCATCTATAAATCATCCTGGATATCCCAAGACGCAGCGACTTATTCAGCTTCGTATTGACCGGCTGTCCAAAATGATATCTCCGCCGCTTCCGATGCGGATACATCCTCATTTATTCAGGCATACCCACGTCAGCCTTCTTGCGGAAGCGGGAGTAAGTCTTGAGCAAATACAGGATCGGCTTGGGCATGCAAACGATGACACGACCCGAACAATCTACTTGCATATAACAAAATCCATGAAGAAAGAGGCAGCGGAAAAGTTTGCGAAATTCATGAATGCAGTTGATGTGTAGTTTCCCCTTTCAACCCCCTTTCAACCCCTTATTTTTTATACGCAACAAAAAAAGAGGATGCATTATTATGCATCCTCTTTGCATACTGAAATTTATATCCAAAATTATGGAGCAATTATGGAGCAATTTCAGTCTCAGTTATCATGGAAAATGCTGTAATTATCGGTGCTCGTAGCGCCTATATTACATCATGCCGCCC